AGCCGAGCGTCCACAGCGACGCCGGGATGTTGACCGAGGCGAAGGCCGAGCTGATGGTGATGGTCACCACTGTGCCGCTGGTGAAGCCGGTGATGGTGGCAAACCCGCCCTGGTAGGCGATGGTGCGGTCGACGTCGCCATTCAGGAAGGTGGCACCGGATGCGGTCGCCGTGCGCCCCGCTCCTACGGTTGCAGCCGACAGCGTCAGCGTGTTGGCAAAGCTGTCGCCGATTTCAGCGAACGGCTGGACCAGAAACGGAATCGGGTCATACAGCCAGTTGTCGTCGGCGAAGCGGCGCAGCCGCGCCGGGAAGATTTCGCGGTGCGTGATCGCCATGGTATCGGCGCTCTGCGCATAGTCGAAGTCGAACAGGCGACCCGTCCCGATATTCGTCGCCAGCTCATAGGGCCCCGCCACCTGTACCCCGTCCTTGATGAAGCGGATGTACTGGTCGCCCATTTCGAGCACGAAGGCTTCGGTCTCCGAGAATACGAACGGGATCAGGCGCCCGATCTTGGCCGACTCCTTGACCTCGACCACAAACCGGGTGCCGTCGCGCCGGCGCACGCCGCCGTGGATCAGCGGGATGCAGTTCTCCATGAGCTCCGCGCCGTTGACGTAGGGCTCGAGCGCAACGCGACCGTGCAGGCGCGGCGACAGCTCGCCGGCCGTGAAATTGTCTTGGATTGTGGTGACGCGGGGCAAGGTCAGCCCCTAGCCGCTGATCGACGGGAAGCCGCTCGAGAAGCGCGAAGCGAACAGGCGGAAGTCACCGAGCTGCTCCGGCGGGGCATCCTGGCCGTCCACCGCGCGCACGCCCTTCATCATCATCGAAAACTTGTTGAAGTGGCTGTCCGCGACCGCCTGCGATTGCGTGACGGCGTAGGCCATGAGTGCCGCCATGCCTTCCATCGCCGCGAACTGCATCGCGGTGTCCCAGGTGCCCTCGTTGACGCGCGCGATGTAGACCAGTGGCAGCGGGTTTTCGTCGCAATACAGTTTCCGCCCGACCGGCTTGAAGTCGACAGGACAGCCGCGCTCGCCGATTTGCAGCGTGCGCAACCAGTCATCCGGCAACAGGAACTGATACGTGTAATCGAATGGCGGTGCCCCCACTTCCGGCGCGAGCAGGACGTACTTCGTTGCGGCATTCCAGGGGTGCGAGCGCAGGAACCAGTCGCGGAACAGCGGCCACAGGTTCGAGGCGAGCTTGGCGCGCGGCAGGTTGGCGGAATCGTCGAAACTGTTGATCGGGTTCGCGCCGAGGATCAGGAGCGCGCCGGAGCACATCGAGACATCGGTAGCCATGGCGTCACCTCAAAAAAACAGGGGCGCCCCATAGACGCCCCCGTCAATCAGCATCTCGACTCGGGGGAGTGCAAGCGATGCCGAATCAGTTTCCGTCCACGTACTTCATCGCGAGCGTCAGGTCGCCGGCACCGTCCGCCGCACCGACCAGCGTCGCGCAAATGTCGTAGACGAGCCGGGGGTCAACCGTGAGACCGAGCTGCTCCCATATCGCCTTGCCCTTGTTGATGATGTCGACGACGCCCGACTCGCGGGTGACGTGCTGGTGCGCCAGCGCGCCGGCGTTGACGACGACCGCCGAGGCGAAGAAGTCGGCGTCGACCACCGCGCCGCCGTCTGCCGCGGTGCGGTAGAGACCGAGGTCGTAGGTCGTGGTGGTGCCGATGTCGTCGCTGTCCATGATCAGCTCGTCGACACGGTCGCCTGACTTGATGTCGAAAAAGCGCAAGACCGAAGCGGCCGAGTCGCCACTCGCCACCGGGATGGTGTCCACCTTCGAGCGCAAGCGCCCGCCGGAATTCACCTGCTTGTTGAGCGTCTGAATCGCCGCGTCGCGGTTGGTGATTTGGGTCGACTTCGTGTTTACGACTGCCATGTGAGTTTCCTCGTGTTAGGACTGTCGCTTACGCGCAGTCAATTTGAACGACTTTCTCTTCCTCGACGCGCACCGCACCAATGCTCATCTTGGCGTAGATGCGGACATTGAAGCCCTTGCCAGGGTCCTCGCCGACGCGGGTCATGATGTCGGCGCCGTAGCCGAGCACCAGGCCGCTTTTCGCCCAGGCGATGCAGGAGCGGATGCCGCCAGCAAGCGGGAGGCGCTGCGACGGCTTCCAAGTGAAGCCCATCCACTTCGTTCCGACATTGCCTTCCTGCAACAGCCGCAGCGAAATGAAGTCGCCGCTGGTCAGCGTGGTGTCGCCCAGGATGTCGGTGAGCTCGCCGTCGCTGTAGCTGATAAACAGCTCTTCGCCGGCGAATTCGTCGGCTTCGTTCGCGCGGAACAAAGCCTTCGCCTGAATCAGCTTGGCCTTGGTGAGTCCGGTGCCGCCGTTCGCAATCTTCTGGCCGGCGGGCAGCACGACGTTGCCGGTGGTGGCGCGTGCGTTGCCGAGCGCGGCGGCAATCACGACGTCGTCCTTGGCGCGGTTCAAGCCCTGCACCATGGCCTGCACGTACTCGCTGTTGGGGTCGACCAGCATCCGAATCTTGTCCTGGTCGTCGACCATGTCGCCATCTTCCCAATCCTTCAGGTCGATGAAGCGGGTGCTGTGCACCTGCTCGTTGAGCGGCGTATCGCCGTGGCGGGAAGTGCGGAGCTGCGCGGTGCGCTGGCCGAGGCGGTTGATCGACTTGCTGGTGCCGACGATGTTCGGCTCGTGCCGCGCCGCGTCCTCGAAGCGCGAGCGCTTCTGCTGGGCGACGTGCAGGAAGTTGTTGGCGAACTGCTGGACGAATGCTTCGGTGATCTGGTTCGACATTGCCGGCTCCTGAATGGTGAACGGTCTGCGTTCGCCTTTGCAGGGTGTTCAGCCTTGCGGCTGGCCTGGTATCGCTTTGCTACCGCGGGCTTGCGCGGGTGCTCTCAGCGGGCTTTTCGGGTGTTCGACGCGCCACCGTCGGCCGATGGCGCAGGAATGTGCGCCGACCGAAGTGTCGCAATCCAGACAGGAGCGGCGGGAAGGGTCAGGCGGCTTTGGTGCTGCCGCTCACGAATACCGTCTTTTGCTTTTGCGTGCCGTAGCGCTTGTTGAACAACGCCGTGATCTTGTCGAGTAGCGCCTGGCGCCCCTTGGGATCAATGTCGGGAATCTTGGCGAGTTCCGCCTGCAGCGTCTTAACCTGATCGTCGAAGTTGACCCCTTCCCCATCGCCGCCGGCACCGGCATCGAGTGGCGGCACGTCCTCGCCCATGTGTGAAGCGAGGCTCGCCATCAGGCGGATGAAGGTCGGGTTATTGCCGAGTACGGCATCGACGTCAGAGAATTTCATGCCGGCCGACTCGGCCAGTCGGTTCGCGGCGAAGTTGCAGCGCTTGATGTTCGCCTCGTATTCCTCATCGGTTTTCCAGTCCGCCATGAGGTCGTCTACGCACTCCTGCGCGGTGAGGCTCTTTGCTGCCGCGACCAGCTCGGGGGCAGTCTTGAGGTACTCGCCGATGACGTAATTCACCTGCTTGTTGGTCATGCCGAGCGAGTGCGCGCCCTTGAGGAAATTGGCGGTCTTGCTGTCCTTGCGGAACTGCGCGACGTCGAAGCCCTTGGGGATTTCCTCGCCGGTCAGGTCGTACTTGTCGGCGTCCTCTGGCGGCAGCCCGACGTCTACCATGCGCTTCGTCAAGTCGCCGTGGGCGCTTGCCAGCGCGCGCATCGACAGCTCGAGGTCGATGGGCCCGTCCTTTTTGCCTTCGGTGCGCTTGTGGTACTTCTCGGGTATCCACTGCTCCGGCTTTTCCTCGCCCGCGGCGAGCGCGCTCGTCTTGCCGTCCTTCGCGGCACCAGCAGCAGCCGCAGCGGCGGCAGCAGTATCAGCCGCCATTTCTTCGGGGGTCTTGGACATGGTCTCATTCCTCCGCGTTGTGGTCGTCGATGCCCGACGCCTGGTTGATTTTGCCGAGAATAAACAATATCGGCCGCTGGCCGCCGAGTTTATAGCAGGTCGCGCGGTCGCCTTCCTGACCGCCTGCGACGTAGGAGCCGCCGGTATAGAACACCGCGACCAGTTCTTCGAGGATTTCCGCACCTTCGGGATTGTTGACGAACAGGCTCGCGTATTTCTCGGGCGGCAATGGCGCGCGTTTCATGACCGGCGCTGCCTACGCTGCCGCGGCCACAGGCCGGACGGATCGACGCGGCCCTTGGGTCCGACCTTGGCAGCACGCCGCTTGCGCTTCTCACCCTTGAGCATGGCTTCCGCCTTCTGCTCGAGCTCGCGACTGGCACTCAGGTCCTTCAGGTATTTCAGTTTCACGCGCCGGCAAATCTTCCACCACTGGCGCACCAATTTCCACTCTTCCTCGGTGAGCGGGCGGCGGCGCTTGGTCTTGTAGTCGACCGCGTAGAAATTCTGAATCGAAAGATCGGGCAAGCCGACCGGCGGCGGCGGCACTACGGTGCCGACCGCGCTCGCGCCATCGAGCAGCCGCAGGGGAATAATCCACATCAGCGCCCCACTCCCATCAGGGTCATGCGCGGACGGCCTGCAGCGCCCGCGGCCGGCGCATCGCCGAAGGCCAGGTATCCGATCCAAGCGACTGCACTACCTGACGCCGCTGCATCGTCAACGATCAAGCGGAACCCGTCAGAATTCATCGCGTCAATATCGACCAGCGTGTCGATCGCGCCCGCGCTTGAAACCTCGCCAAGTATTTCGTCGTACTCGATGAGCGCAAAGATTTCGCAAACACTGCTCGCCGTGGCGTTCTGATCCCTGACGCTCATTGCACGACGCGACGACGTTGAACTTCCGCAACCCCAATTCACATTATCTTGAACACCTGCAGAATTCGAGGCGTTTTCTGCCCTCCACCCGCACATAACCGATAGCCCGCGAGGCGCGAATGGCAGTCCGCTGACGGTTGCCGTGTTGTTGAGCGCGGTGGTGTCGATCGTGAAATCGCCGACACGCCAACCGCCGCCCTTGATGGCGAGGAATATGTAGCGCCGATTGGTAACTGCACGCGCCGCCCAATTGAGGCGGAAGTTGTCGGTGCCGAATTGCGTCAGCGCGGCTCTGGCATCGACTGCGGTGCCGCCTGCAACCACGATCATGCCGAGGCATTCGTCGCCACGAGCGTAGAAGTCAGTGTCCATCGCGGTCGAGGCGTCGTCGGAGTTACCGATCATTACG